CGACGAGCCGTTCCTGGCGATGTTCGACGCCTACGACACGGACGGCGACGGCTTCGTCACCGCCGAGGACTGGACCGGCCCGCGGCAGCTCTTCGCGTCGCTCGACACGGACAGCGACGGCATCATCGCCCGCCACGAAGTCATGGCCGGTGCGGTGCCCGAGCAGTTCAAGGACCACCAGTTCAAGAAGAAGGACGACAAGGGTGGCGACGACGACGACGACAAGGGCTCCGACAAGGAGGCGTCGTTCGGTCAGTACGCCGAGTTCGACGAGGACGAGCTGGAGATGATGGGCGCGATGGACTTCGGGGAAGAGGACGACATCGTCCCCGAAGACGACGCGGTCATGGGCTGCGGCGGCGTGATGGCATCCAAGAAGTCCGACGACGACGGTGACGCCGACGACGAGGGTGGCGACAGCGACCCCGACGAGGGCGACGACGGCGGCGACGACGACGACGACGACGACGACGACAAGGACGCCAGCAAGAAGAAGGCGGGCGACGATGAGGACGAGGACGACGAGGGCTCCGACAAGGAGGCTTCCGGCGACGCCGAGTTCTTCCAGACCGGCTTCGACCCGATGGGTCTGAGCGACGGCACGCAGCTCACCGCCCAGGACGAAGCCGCCTTCAAGACGGTCTTCGGCTCGGACGATGAGGACGAGGAAGAGGACAAGGGCTCCGACAAGGAGGCCAGCCTCGACTCGATGCTCAACCCGCAGCCGCGTACGGCGAGCACGGGCGTCCAGCGTGTCGGCCAGGTGTCCCGCACGGCAGCGAAGAAGGAAGACGACCTGTCGAGCCTGTGGGCTTCCGACCCGGACGTCAGCGGTTCCTTCTCCTGATCGGTACGAAACCCCTCCCCACCTCGCCCCGTTTTTCGGGGCGTAGGTGGTGGTAAGGGGGATTCCTCACAGAAACCCCCGCTATTTATCCAATATCCCAGAACGTATAGACGAAGGCCAAGCTCGCCGCCGTGGTGGGGGAGGCATTTTGACCCCGGATCGGGGATGCCCCGATCACCTAGACCACGCCCTGTGAACAGGGAGCCAGGAGGGCAACATGCCTCTGCTCGGACAGGCAAGCGGTGGTTGGACGGAGTCTTCGAGCGCGCTGCGAATCCTGAACCTCGGGATCGCCAACTCGGTCGGCGTGCTTACGGACGACTCGTTCACCCAGACCAATCCCCCGATCGTGACCGCTGCGGCCACGATCACCGCCCAGGTCGACCAGACGCTCACGGGCGTTCTGAGCGGCTCGGTCTGCTTCGCACGCGGCGACGCGGGCGGCGGCAGCAACTTCATCGGTGGTCCCCCGGCCATCGCGGCACTCCAGAACGTCAGCGTCCTGGGTGTGTTCATCAACAGCGCCAACGGCAACAGCTTCGAGAACACCCCCGGCACCGCGTCCGGCAAGGGTCCGTACGTCTCGGGGCAGGGCACGTTCGGCAACACGCTGTTCGAGGACGCTGACCTCACCGGCGTCCCGGGCGCCGCGATCACCGCCTACGCGGTTGGTCAGAACCTCTACGCCAGCCGGAACGGCTACCTGACGAACTGCCTCGTCGCGCAGTTCGCGCAGAGCACGATCCAGCTCTGGCACGCGGTCGACGCGTTCGCAGCGGCTTCGGTCGTCGGCGACCCCGACCTCCCCCCTGTCATCGGCATCGTCAAGATGGTCCCCGATGCCACCCAGGGTGACCTGGTCTACGACCAGCGCATCTAGCCCTCTGGGCGGAAGGAGAGCATCCGATGGGTGTCACCAACGCAGTCAAGCAGAAGATCATCGGGGAGTACATCAAGACTCCGCAGGGGCGTGCCAAGCTCGCCGCGTCGATGACCCAGCCGCTCCGTACCCGGCGCGACTACGCCGCGGTCGGTCGCAAGACCTTCCTCGTCGAGCAGCTCCCCGATGGGGCCCTCCCCATCTACGACAAGGACCCCGACGTGACGGCGTACGTCGTCGGCGAAGAAGGGCAGAACATCCTCGCGGTCACGAAGCCGCGTCGCGTGATCTTCCCCCTCTTCGAGATCGCGTCGAACCCGGAGATCCCGCTCACGCAGATCAAGGAGCGCCGCTTCGACCTGATCGAGCGGTCCCAGGATCTCGGTCGCGCCCAGATCCAGGCTGCCGAAGACGAGCGCGTCTTCGCCGTCCTCGACTCGGTCGCCACGGCGGGTTTCGACTCCCTGCCGGGTCAGCTCAACGCCGACATCCCCGTCATCGCCCCGATCAGCGGTGCGGTGCTCGCGGACGCCTTCGCGTTGATCGAGCGCCACGACCTCCGCGTCGCTCGCATCTACATGAACGCCCGTGACTACGCGGACATCCGCAAGTTCGGGCGCGACATCCTCGACATCGAATCCCAGGCGACCTTGCTCAAGACGGGTCTCCAGGGCGTCATCTACGGCGCGAACGTCGTCACCAGCCGCCTCGTGCCGAACGGCACGGTGTACCTGTGCTGCGAGCCCGAGATGTTCGGGCGCATCCCGGTCCGCACCGAGCTGACCGTCCTCTCGGCCGACGACCCGAAGCGCCGCATGATCGGCTTCTCCATCTTCGAGAATCTCGGTCTGGGGGCCTACAACCCGCGTGGTCTCGCACGCCTCACGGTCACGCGCTAACCCCGCGAATGGCTAGGCTTTAGGGTCTAGCCTGACCGTCACAAACGCCCCGGCGGCTTCGGCTTCCGGGGCGTTTGTCGTTCTCGCCTGGTGCATTTCGGGGCAATCCCCGGTATGCTGCACCCTATGAAAGCAATCCCTGTCCCGTGTCCTCCGAAGAACTGCATCGCCTGGTACACGAGGCGAAGCTCACCGACCAACAGATTGCCGACCGGCTGGGCAGCACCATGAAGAGGGTGCAGTCGTGGCGGAAGCGGCTGGGGGTTGAATCGCTCCCCCGGTGGAAGCGGAACGCCGTGACCCCCATCGAGGGGAAGTTGAAGTCCCTGCTGGTGGGGTCGATGCTTGGCGACGGGCGGCTTGTCCGGCAGACGAACGCGACCTACTACACAGAGACCCACTGTGGGGGACAGCGGGAGTACCTGGAGTGGAAGGCCGGGTTGTGGGCTGGGTGGGAGACCCGCATCAACAACGTCCCCGACAAGAGGGGGTACGAGCAGGTTCGGTTCCGCACGCTCGCGCACGACTCGTTGAACCCCTGGCAGGAGATGTTCTACGCCGGGCACGACAAGGGCTGGAAGCGGTTGCTCCCCGAGGTGGTCGATGCAGTCGACGAGTTCGCGCTGGCTATCTGGTACTTGGACGACGGCTGTGCTGCCTGGTGGCCCGACATTTCGTTTGGGGCCGGTGGTGCAAGTCTGGAGGTGGCGTGGACCATCTTCGAGAAGTTCGGGTTGAAGCCTCGATGGCAGCTTCGGAAGGGGCAGACCGGAGAATTCCATATGGAGCGGGAGGACACGGCGGACAGGTTCCTCGACCTGATCCGTCCCCACGTTCCCGAGTGCATGGCGTACAAGCTGGGGCCGTTCGGGTTCCAGGGGAGCCATTACCAGGTGCGGCAGAAGCTCGACCGGGAGACGCTGGCTGGGATGGCTGGGCGGGGGGAGCCCATTCGTCGGATGGCTCGGGTATTGGGAGTTGGAGCGACGACAGTGAGTCGTCGGCTGCGTGAGTGGGGGATAGAACATCCCCGACGCCGGGGCAGACCGGCTGTTTGACGCGGAGGGGTAATGGAACTTCAGGACTGCGAGACGTTGTGGCGGGAGGAAACGGGGGAAGTGGTAGAGAACATAGCCCTCCCCCGGAAGCAGTCCACGGACAAGAACCACGTCACGACCCGTGTGAGGAGCTACGACCAGCTCATTCGTATTGACGGGGAGAGACCCCGGTGGGTCCGGGCCTATCGAGATATTACGGTTGTTCAGGACAAAAAGGTCCGTCCGAAGACCTGGGCAACGACGAGCCATCAGTTGCGGGTGGTGGCAGAATATCCAAATGAGCGTGCTGCACGTAGCGCGTGGGGGGAACGATGCCTGCGTGGGGAGCAACTGCGGTGGAACCGCCTTTCTTCTCACCAGCGTAGGGCGCATCAGGCGGCAGCAAGAGAGCTAGAGCGGGCGAACGACGCTGCTGCGATGCACTGGATGCTGTTTCGAGACACTCGGTTGGGTCGACCCCCCTCGAAGCTGGCACAACAAGCCCGAGGCAAGGGCTTCTCGCCGCGGTTCATGGCCAACAAGATGGGGCGGTCGTATTAAACCCAGGAGAGCACAATGGCGAAGCTGACCAGTTACACGGTGGCATTGCTGTTCGGGGGTGAAATCTCCCCGGACGACGAAGTGGCGAAGGAGGGGAGATGGCCTCTCTGCCATTCCTGCGGGCAAAAGAGAGCGGACCTTTACTGGACGGGCGCCCTAGAAGGGCGTGCCTCTCGGGGGTTTCCACCCCGTGATACCGAGCTGGTGTTCTGCTACGACTGCGTGGCTACGGTCTGTGGCGGTTTGATGGTGGACTTGCTGCTGGAGAACCAGCAGACGGAAGCTGCGTTGTATGGGGATATGCGGCGCCGATACCGCAAGACGCAATTCTGTCGGGTACATCAAGTGTTCCCCGACATCAGCGACAACGCCCGGCGGCTTCTAGCGGACCCACACGGCCGGGCCTTCCTGGTAGCGGCTGCGGAAGGCTCTGGTCAAGTTCGACGGGGCCTGGAGGAGCACTACCACATCGTTCCGGGAGTGGCACGGTTGGGGGGGTGGTTGCAAGCGTTCCACTCCGAGTCTGTGGGGGCATTCGACGAGGACTTCGAGTACATCGAGTTCTTGCTGGGGATGGACCTGTATCCCCGTTCGCCCCAGCCAGGGGCCGATTGGATGCGGTCCTATGGTCCCGCGACCGGGAGGGATCTTCCGGACAGTTGGATGGTCCGTCTTCTGGCTCGCGGAGACATCCTGGAGATCCACCACTGCAAGGAGGACAGCGGGGGCCTTGCCGCCACCAGGCCGGGGGACTGTGTGCAGTTCGAGGCGGGGTACGCGGGGGACTTCTTCGAGATCCTGGTCGGGTTGCCCGGCTATCCCCAAGATCACGAGGTGGCCTGGGAGTCCCTGGAGCCGTTCAAGATAGATGCGGGGGTTCTGGAGAGGCACCTTGATCGGAAAGCACGAGCCGCCTTGATCGGAGAGCCCAATGAAGCCCGATGAGGATGATGGATTCGCCGAATTCCTTGCGATGGTCAACGGCCATTCGTCCGCGCAGGTTCCAGTTGTC